TGATCTGTCCAGTTTAAGGACGCCATGTCCAATGTCACTCTCTCTGATACATTTCATCCTGCCAGTCAAAGTCATCTTCGAGGCTCTTGACCTTTAATATGTTACGATCTCATTTAACCATTGAGTCCTTCTTATTATTTGTTTACCAATTAGACAAATAATAACAAACTAGAGTCGAAAGACATTAGAGAGTGTCTTCTCTTACTACGGAGGAACTACACATTAATGGCGTTATATTCAGGATGATCTTTTGACAGGGGAACTGACTCCCTCTCTTCTGGCAGACTCAGAGGACACACGATATAGTGACTAATGATAATGACGATGAAAACAGACGTAACACACAGCGACCAGATAACGAACACATATGTATATTTTGCAAAGGGTGCAATGGCCAGGAGACTAACATAGGCAAGACACAGGAATGCCAGTGTAAACACAGATAACTTGCTCATCCTGATGGGCTCATCTTCCTCCTCTGAATAAGATATAGACACTGCCTCCGGTTGGTCCATCACTTAATGACAATTAACGAGTAAGAGAAGTGAAGATCAGTTTCTCGTAGACATTTTATTCATTATAATAAAGATGTTACATTTGGATGGATGAACAATTACATCGAGTCCCACCTTGACAGTTTAACGTCACATCTCTCAAGGAGATTGTCTTACGAAGACATTGTATCTTCTCGTTTATTTCCGAACGGTCGCGATCGATCAACTGTCACAGATGATGTTCTATCCACAAGGATGTCACACCCCAAGAGGTATCGATACTACTTTCAAACTGGTTCGGAGTCGTAGTCTTCTCGAAATCGTTATCTTCTCATTTTACAAGTTTTACCTTATCTTCTGTTTTTTTCCCTTATTGAAATTGCCTGTCTATTCCTCTCTCTTCCTCCTTTCTTCTCATTTTCTTTAATAAAAGAAAAATTTTCTTTGTCGTCTCGGGATAAAGATTCGTCTTCGAATTCATCTTGACAGAATTTAACGATCAGTCAAGATGAAGTATCTTAAATCGTCCAAAAAGAGACTTCTCTTTTAAAGAAAGGAAATTGATAACAGTTTCCTCTTTTATCGGAAAGTTTAATGTTTTTTAACGTTTCCGGAGAGAGCCGAATTTGACTTCGAATATGTCGGAGACGAGACCAATGAGACTTCTGAGACCTTTTCTAATTTTGGCAACGGCGGAAGATTGTCCCAATTGTCCTCCGGCACTTCGAATATTTTCTCAGTGTTCGGATATCTATGTGGATGAGACTCCACTCTTTCATCTTCGTCACCTTCCATTTCCCCGAAGAAGTGAGATAAGTTTTCTCACTGGAACGGCGTTTGAACAGAGATTTCCCGGAGCTCCAGATCTTTCCGATTATATCAAGTGGACTCCATGTTTTCTCCTGGTTTCCGAACTTGCCTGGTATACAAAGACGGTTACCGATGACGATGTTTCTCTGTTTAACGGAGACATACGTTATTACGGGTCAACTTTGACGGAGGGAGCTGGAAGTCGGTTTATTCATTATAGTCAGGACTTCTCCAATAGTTTCCAGGGACTGGAAGAATGGATCTCGGAAAACTTCTCTTCCCGTCCCTCGCTCTTTTTCCATCCTCGAGGACATCTTCTCGAGAAACTTGAAGAATATTTTAGATCTCGGAGATGAGATGCGGAAGTAAATCTTCCAACTTCCAATTCTTCCAAATCTTTATCGTTGTTATATTAAACAACGATAAAGATGTCATATCTTGTGGCACGTTTTTACGAACCGAGTTCGGAACAAGAGAGAGAAGAACTAAACACTTATCTTGGAATTGTGGAGAGTCTTGATGATCCGTTTAATCTCTTTCTTCGTCTTGATGATCTTCTATCGACATTTCCAAAACGAAGGTACATTTATCTTATGGCGTACAGTCTTGGACGAAAGAAGCTGATTCTTTGGGGAGTCTATGATCGAGAAAGAGATGAAATTGTTCTTGACGGAGCGTGTCAGTATCGGGTGCCTCAACTGATGTCGATTGTCAAACAGTGGAAAGAGAATCAGTATGAATATGTGTCAAATCAGGTTCGGGATCGGATAAAACAACGTCTGGAAGAGTATCTCAATCTTCCCTCCGAATCTCCGCATATTCGGACCTATTCTGACTATGTTAATCTCAAATATCTTCTCGGATATTTTGATGGGAAAGTGACGGAATCGGAGTTAAATCCGGACCTTCTTGATAACTTTTACACTCAGTTTGAGTCCGAAGTGGGACTTCAGCCAATTAGTGAGAACTATGATTTTGCTCTTGTGGACTATATCGACAGTCTTCGTCGGGAGATTTCGACATATGAAAACTCTTTAAATCGAACGGACATTCGTCCAGATCTTATCCAAAAGGTAGACCGAGATATTATGGCCTTGGTTGTTCATATTTCTCAGCTCTTTTTGAAGACCTTGGCACGAGGAAATCTTTCATACTACCATTTTCCGATCTGTCCGGATCGCGACTTCTGTCGATCACGGCAAAAATATGAGCCAGAGTGTGAACTGTATGACTATGGGATTATTTCGTTTCATCCGGGAGACTTTTAATTTGGAAGTGACCGAATCGAATGTCTCGCGACGTGAAGAGACATTCGATTTAACGATCTTAACATTCGGAAACGATCTGACCTCGGACAGCGCCGTCAGGAAGACCGACTGTGTGGACGTTGATGTAGACAGCTCCCCGGCGGATGGCCTGGTAGAGACTGGCGACACTGTTGATTCCGCTATCGACCTGAATATTGTCATTGGTGAGAGTGCCCTTGGCAAGAAGACCATTGACCGGAGTACCATGAGAAGAGGGCGAGTTAAAGAGTGTAGCGATAACGGGGCCGTTAACATCGGCTTCTCCACGGTGAAGATGAACCGCAAGGACAAACTTTTGAGGATTCTTACTAGCACCACAGACATAAACCTTGAACTGGGCTGAGGAGAGATCCTTATGGAATTTAAGAATAAGGAGAGCTGAAATGTTTGGATTGACGACATTCGGCTGAGTTGAGAGAGGGACAAATCCTCCTCCAAGAAGTTGGATTAACTCCTGTTCAAAGGACGCCTTGACAATAAAGAGACGCTGAAATGGAGACACTTCCACTTTCTTACCCATGAAGGCTTTGGTTTTTCTTTAAGACGATATTTTTTCTTCGGCTCTTTTTTGCGAGACTTCTTCTTTTCTCTTAAAATTTTAAGAGAGAAAAAAAGAAGAAAAGAAGAATAAAAGAAGAAAAAGAAGAAGAAGATAAATAAAATGGACGATTCATATTCAGGTTTTCCTCAATGTTGGCCTCGAGCATTTCAAGATGGATGGACACTTTCTCCCGGACCTTGTGGAAATCCCGACCGATATATGGTTATGCCGCCAAAGGGTCACCGGGCGGCGACATGGGCGGGAGTTTGGCGTCCCTACACATTTGATCGATCGTCCTTAAATTTGCCCGGTTCTGGAAAGGTGATCGTTTTAATCCCTCACTATTTTCGCCGGTGGTTTCCCTAACATTTCCTCGAAACCTCTCTCAAGAAGTTTGGTGTCTTTCTTTCCGGAGAAGTCGTTATTCTCCGAAAAGAAAGAATGGCGAATTTGAAACGTATCTTCTTCCGATCTTGGAAGTGGAAAACGAATGAATCTCTTATCCTTACCAAATGAGATTATATATCATATTATCTCCTTTCTCGATCCACCGTCAATCTTTTGTCTTCGGCGGACGTGTCGAGCGTTTGCCAATTTCTTTTCCGAGAAGGAAATCAAGCAGTTGAAACGGCAGGCGAAATATCTTATCGAGAAATTTAACTATGACCAACCCAACCGCTGTCGAGGCATTATCGAGAGAACGGGAAAATATTCGCTCAAAGGAGAGAGATGTCTCGAAAGAAGTCTCTACTATCTGGTTTCTCTTGATACGGGAAAGGTGGAAGGATATTGTTCAAATCACAGTGGTCTCATCCCAGTGTTTTCCACTCGAAACCAATCCAAAATCAACAAGGTTATCGTTTCTGACCTCTTTTATGAACATTGGGATTGTTTTTATTGTTCGGATAATCTCCCATGTAAGAAACACGATAGATATCTAACCTTCCCTCGATGTCAATATGAATATAAAGCTAAATCAAAGCGAGGTAAGATCTGTAACCGAATCAACTGTTCAAATTCGAAACATTCAACCTTTGGTGTCATCACAATCGATTTAAGAAAGTTTAAACGGGAACTGATTCAGGCAGAGGACATCCTGTCAGATCTTCTTTCAACCTACACATTGAAAAAGGGACAAATTCCTCCTCGTCCTCATCGCAAGAAATTTAAAAAGCTTCAATTCTCCTTGGATTTCACGGAAGAATTTCCTTAATAACGCCAATACCTTTTACATATCCATCTCGAAAGACCAAGCGAGCTCCAGGATAGATAAACTGGGGCGTTAGAAACTGGAACGTGACGGAAGAGCGCTTACCACTTCGGAGGGGAAAGTTGTCTCCTCCAATGATACGTCCACACACACTGACATTGGCACAATGAATGTAAGGTGTGTATCCAATATTAATTGTCGTCGACGATGTCAAAATAACAACGTCCGCCACAACCTTATTAACAAGAACTGGAGTGTTAATTAGAACTCGTCCTCGTTTGAGAGAATCCTTGGAAATTTCACTCTTGGAATCCATCGGACGGATAGCAAGACATCCATGTTGACCTGGCTCAAGACGAGAAACAACCTCGCTAAATTCGTTGTGAATAGACTTGACACGAATGTCAACGTACTCCTTACCAAGAGGACCGAGCACAAGTTTATCTCCCACCGCAATCGGCTCAAGAAAATTCTCTCCATAGAGAACCAGACCAATCCCCTCCACTCGATACGGAGTTAAGATAAAGAAGAGCTTTCGAATACCCCGAAGAGAAGCAAACTTACGAATGAAATTTGCTCGCGGAGCTGTCTGCAGTTGAGGAAGACAAAAAAGAAACGACTTGAGCAGATCAAGACCATCTCCCTTCACATTAGACACTGAAAAGATGGGCGAAACGACAAGAGGATTAACACTTAAGATTTCGAGAACCTCTTCCCTTCCTTCTCCCCGACTACAGTCAAAGGTAAACTTGATCTGGAGACGTCGACAGAGTAACCGAACTGACTCCAATGTCTGCTTAAAGGTCTCCGGAGGCGCAATGTCAATCTTCGTGATAACAATAAGAACGGGAATACTTAGACTTCGACAAATATTAAAATGATCTCGTGTAATCCGTGTAATCCCCTTGGAGGCACTAATAACCAAGATGGCATAATCCGGAAAGAAACTCGTCAAACCTCGAAGTGTCGTCCGAAGATACTTTTCATGTCCCGCTAAGTCAAGAAATCGAATCTGAGAAACCGTCCCTTTCTCAAAGGGATTTAACACTTTAACAACATTGATATTACTCGTCCGCCCTGACTCTTTTTCATGTTTAAGAGTCAAGACGGTCTCCCGTGACTTGCCATTTCCATCATCAAGAGTCCCCGTACTCAACACTCCAATCAGAGAGCTCTTTCCGGCATCAACGGCTCCCACAATTGCAATATTGTGAGACAACATACGTCGTGATTTCGATTTTCCGAATTCGACGCTTCGTCTCGAAATTCAATTTTCGAGACGTCAACATCAATTTCGACTTCCAATATGAAAATGAATCTTTTCTTTCTCACAAGTTATTCAGTCCTGTCTCAACTCTTCGGTCGACCAGATACTTTTTGGTGGTACATCTTTACCACCGCCATCTTATCCGCATCCTTCTTCTTCGTTGTCCGTTTAATCTTTCTTTAATGTTTTATTCCGTCCCGGTAAGACGGGACACCAGTTCCCGTTTCAGACCCCATGGACTCAGACCTCTTTGTCGACACATCTCTCGAAGCTCTCTCACGGTGTAATAATTATTCCATGGTGTCGTCTTCTTCGGACTCAGAATCTTCCTCTGAGAAACCTCCTCCAAAAGGTCATAATCGTGTCGAAGAATCAGATAACTACTTATCCATGACCCGACGCCAAGAATTAAGATAAGACTGACTGCCAACAGAATGTTATACTCTGGTATGTCGGAAATGTGACACACATTCCAGAACGATGGAGAAAAACTTCTTCCAGAAGTATACAAGTGATAGATATTAACATTCTCCAGTGCACATAACGTGAAATACACCAGGACAAACGGAACAATCGTAAACAGAATCGAAAGTTTGTCCATATATGTTTTGGTTATTAAATTCTCTCATCTTGACAAAATCAAAAAATCTCGCTTCCAGAAAGAAAAATGAATTCTCAAATTGTACCTTCTTTTCGGCCAAAGACGAAAATGGAACATCAGGATTGGAAACCAGTTATCATTCGTCGCCCTCTCCGCTCTAAGAAGGAACAGTTGTTACATGCTCAGCGGAATCGACAACCTCTCGACACGTTCAAGAAGTATTCCGCCGGAAAGAATAAACAGTCCACTCCAAGTCTCAGTACCCGCAAATTGGAATCAGTTGACACCTCGGAAGATCCTCTTCAATTACCCCAAATTTCGAAAGAAACGGCTCATCGAATTCTTTCCGAGCGAACGAAGAAGGGCTGGTCCCGAAAAGATCTTGCTATGAAGCTCAACGTTTCCGAGTCAGTCGTGACACAATATGAAAATGGCACCGCCATTCCAAATCCTCGTCTGTTACAAAAGATGTCCACTCTCCTCGGAATTCCCTTGAAGAAATAAGAAGAAATAAGAAGAAAGAATTAAAAAACAATGGAAGGAGTCCCAAAAACAGAGGGGCACCGCTACGCGGTTTACACCTTCTCTGGATATCTTTCGGGAAAAGTAAAACCCATCATGGTCCTTGATCCACGAGCCCAAAAGGTCACCTATACTCCTCTGGGAGTAGAATGGTTGAAAGAACATGGATACTTCTATCTTCCCCCCTATGCGGAGGCAACACATATTGTCTCTTCCCGAACTCGTCATGATACCCTACCGACCTTCCCGTCCTCCCGAGGAGATCTTGTCCGAGATTTCCTCGGCTCGACAAACGGAGACATATCGTCTTCGGGACATTGATATTCGAGATGTTCCAGAGTATCAAGGAGAGTACGGAGACATCTCTCCAATAATGCCCAAGTTGTCTCGATATATCCCAGAGTGTCAGACGTTCAAGGGAGAGATTAAATTAACTCAACATTCTCGGAACTCGCTAATGTATGAAGTAACGATGAACCTCCTCGGTCTCGAGTAAGAAGAAAAAGAGGAAGAAGAAAAAGAGGAAGAAGATAATTTTAGGACGAGGAAATGAGTACATCGTTGTAAGTTCGATCTCAGATTTATCAGGCACATACCAGGGTCGGACTCTCGGTCATGTTCTGGTCCTTATTATTGACGGATTTTCCCGAATCGTCGAGATCTTTGACCCTAACGGAATCAGTCCGGGAACACGCCATGTCTACTTCTGGACGACACAACTTGTCAACTCCTTAAACGATTTCCTTGCGAAAGAGGGAATCTCGTTTTCCCGAGTCATTTCCGCAGATGAGCCCTACTGTCCCCAAATCTTATCCTCTCTCGCCCCGGGATTTCGAGGAGAACAACAGTGTGTCGTCTGGGGATTCTACTATCTCTTTCTTCGAATTTCGAATCCTCAACTTCCCCGGAGAGCTATTCTTGACTATCTGTCAAGTTTTCCGCCAGCTGAGCTCTACCATCGACTGAAAAAGATTGCCACTCTTCTGTTAACATCATTTGGTCCCATCTCAACCGTCGAAGTAACCATCTAAAAAAGTCAAGATCTTCTTATCGGTGAAATCACCTATCACCGATAAGAAAAGGAAAGTTGTCTCTCTACGTCGAAGCGACTCTCTTCAAATATAAAGAGTACATTGTTAAGTCCAGAAGAAGATCCATATCGGTGGAATGGTCTGACGATGGATCCGGTACAATACGCACAATCCAGTCATCGGGACTTTCAATAATAGGACGATTTCCCTTGATTAACTTGGAATTAATATCCGTGAGAATTCCACTCACCGGTGCATAAAGATGATAGTTTCGATAGATATGAAACTTTGAACTTGGATCCGCCACTCGATAAATAACAGAACCAATATAATCACCTTGTTTAACAGAGGTTGGAACTTTGGGCATATATTTACGATAGATGAAGATCTCCGAATCGGGCGGAGGAGAAAAGGACTGTTTCAAACCCTGAGCACTGATACCAACTTTGCCATTCTTCTCATTATACCAGAGGTGTGTTAGCGTGTACCACTTCTTTCGAAATCTCTTCTCTTCGGTAAGTTTCTGTTTTTCTCGACTCGAAAGAATTCGAGATCCCCTTCCATAAGAAATATTCGGAAGTGAAAGTTGAAGTTTATTCTCTGTCTCTTTGTCTTCGTCGAGAACGGACTTCACCGTTGGAACGGAAAGAGACAGCATCCGAGACTGTTCCAAACTCCTTCGAAAGGAAACAACCGGATTCTCCTTGACGGACAATTGAAGTTTTATCGAAGAAGATGTTATTTCCGTGGGCAGATCCACGGGTGTTCGAAATCTTCTCAACCGCTTTTTCGAAGTCGACATCAAGTGTCTATAATACTCTTAATAAGAAAGTTCGAACCAATTTCGAAAAAATTTCAATTTCTATTTGGCAAGCATTAGATTCCTCGAATACTTTTGAAGAAGATACGCCATTTTCGGAAACCCGTTCCGAACTGCATATCCAAGAGCATAACTAGCAACTTCTGGAAACCAGGGCATGTCTCGATACACTGCAAAGAGAGTTCTCAAGTTGGAATAGTCATTCGTGTTTACAACTTGTCGAAATTGCCTCTTCGCGTCCTCTTTCGACATTTTAAGATAGAAAAGAAAAAGTTAAACTTACACCTTCCTTCTCCTTTTGAACTCGACACCTCCTCTCAAAGAAAGAATTCGATGTTAATTATTTTACGTCTTTTCTTTTTATGAGTAAAGAAAAGACATGGAAACCCCCCTCGTCATTTTAACTCAGAGTATCATTGACGTTCTGACAAAACTTCAACAGAACGTTCAGCTAATCCTTGAAACTCGTAATCCCTCCCAATATGAGGCAGGACTTCGTCAACTTTACACTTCCATCACGAACCATCTGAAAGAGTTTCAGTCCGTCTTAAGTCCATCTCTTCCTCCAACAACTCCAATCCAAGAACCTCTCTATTCATATACACTCTCGTTCTTCCAGTTCTGTCTTGATTTTCTTAAGAATCTTCATCGACATATCAGTGCCATCCACTACTACTCTCTTGTTAATAAGATTAACTTCTGTGATGAGACACTTAAAGCCATTGAATCCTATATCACCTCAAACACCGTCAGAGAAGACTTTAACGCTCATGCTCAAATGGTTGATCGAGTTTCCACTCTTCTCCGTCAAGGAAATATCTCTGAACTCGTCCCGAGTGAAAAATCTCAAACCTCTCCGGGAACTTCTCAAGTCACATATCGCATTCTCACTGCCTTTCTTGATCAATATAAACCCTTTCTCTCAACACTTCGAAATACGATCAACCTTTCCAATGAATATCTGTCCGGTCAACTTAATAGTCCATGTTCCCAGATCCGAAATCAGATCATCACCTCAACTCGAGAACACGCAGATTCTATCATTAGTATGTCCCAGAAAATTAACTCCCTCTCCTTCTACCTTAAACAAAACGATATCCAAAATGTTAACAACGTCCTCGGTGGTCTTCCAGAAGTTCCCTCCTCTCCTCTTGCCGAATCTCCTCGAGTGTCAACTCTCTCTCCCGCCTCCGCCGCCGCCGACGGTTCCTATTACACCTTCGCCGACTCTGACGATTTCGACGACGAAGAAGACGATGATGACAGATATTACTATCGACACCGAAACACCTCTCGCCGTCGACGTTATTATTAAATTCCGTCTTCATCCTCTCTCTCAGTCCCATATGAAAGTCCAGATAAAATCCAAAACGAGAAAAGAATATTTGAAAGAAAAACCCCTTCTTTTTCCAAATTATATTCCTTTTTCTAAAAGTTAATTCGAAACCATATGAATCTTTCTCCCGAACTTCAACAGTCAATTCTGAAGGGAAAGGAGGAATATCTTCGCCAGCTTCCGATTGAAATCTTACAGGAAATAACTAAATATCTGTCTCTGAATGATATCTATCGTCTGTGTCAGACGTCAACGTATTATCAGAGAAACGTATGTGAGGACCCTCATGTTTGGATTGACGCCTATCGACGAGAACTGGGATATGATTTTGACACAACACACATTCCAGATGAGATCGACATATCTGATGCCCGGGCATACATTATCGAGGGCCTTCTTCGAGATGGCGTCCCTCCTCTTGACGTCTACAGGTTCTATCGACAAAATTCCAACCTGGAATTTATAAGTCTCGTTGATCCGGAATATCATCTAACGTTTCAAGGTCTGTCCGTCCCAACTATTACAAAGATATTCTCTCACTTGATCCTATTTTCTCCATATGATATAACCCGATATATCTTAGAGAATCCAAATCTGGATCCAAACGTTGTTGAAGGTGCTCTCCGCTACCTCGAAGAAATCTTATATGGACCCTTTGACCCAGATAATATCACATACATCCTCGAAGCTATCATCGCGTCAATTAAATATTACGGATCTCACTCTTATCAAGACGCTATTCTCTCTCGTCTTGATAAGGGTCTTCTGGATGTTGTTCGTCGAGAAGGACTGTTGAAAATACTTCTACTTTTAGACTTCTAATTTCTTCCCATTCTAAAAGAGAGAGGTAATTGAAATTGAATCTGAATTGAAACTTTCTTTTTCTTCTCTTCTTCTCTTCTTCGAAGAAGAGAAAAAAACATGGATGAAAAAAGAAAAGTTCGTCTTGCTATTATTGGAACATCCGGACGAAAACCGGCCGATTCAAGAAGACTGAGACAGGAGCACATGGTGTACATGGCCAATACAGTTAAAGGTATTATCGAACATGTTCTCAAAATTCTCCCGAAAGACGTTATTCTCGTGTCAGGTGGGTCTGCATGGGCGGATCATGTTGCGGTCCAGTTATATTTGGAAGGAGGTTTTGGGGGCTTCGAGCTGTACTTGCCGACGGAGTTTGATCTTTCACAAAAGCGATACATTCATTCATACGAAGGCCAAACACTTAACAAACTTTTTTCGGAGTGTCAAGCCAAGACAGGCTCCAACGTTTTTTGAGGAGTTAGCCAGAGTCATTGGGGACACATCTGTTAAAACCGTCGTTCGAAAAGGATTTCTGGCCAGAAACACCTTAATCGCGGAAAACTGTGACTATCTGATAGCGTTCACATTTTCCGCAGACGTACCGATAGAAGGTGGAACCTTTGACACCTGGAAGAAAACACCCCATTCTAACAAAATTAACATTGATCTATCTCCCTGTCCCTAAGTTCTTTTCCCCAATCGTTAAGTTTCATGAAACTGGAATTCAGTCCAGTTTCATGAAATAATTTCGACAAGAAAAAAGTCATTCTTTCTTCCCGAGATTTGGATTCCTTTCCGTCAAGAGATTGAAATCCAGAAATCTTTCCAACATTCGCTAAAACGTATTGAGTTGACTAAAGTCCTAGATCAATCTTGCCTACCTTAAAGATCGAAACCTCTTCAATAAGAGATTGAAATCGTATTTCCAGAAATAAATATCCAATATCTATCTCCAGAAATAGATATTGAAATATTGGAATCGTATTCCCACGAATATTTTTGGATATTTATTCGTGGGAATAGATATTGGTGCCGTATTTCCAGAAATAAATCCAGATTCTATCAGTGTTGATAGATATTGGAGTCGTATCAACATTGATAGATATCCAAATATATTCGTGTGAATAGATATTGGAGTCGTATCAACACTGATAGATATCCAGATTCTATCAATGTTGATAGGAATTGGAGTCGTATCAACACTGATAGATATTGGAATATTGGAATCGTATCAACATTGATAAATATCCAAGACATATCAATGTTAATAGAAATTGGAGTCATATCAGTGTTGATAAATATCCAAGACATATCAGTGTTGATAGAAATTGGAGTCATATCAACATTGATAAATATCCACATATCAGTGTTGATAAATATCCAAGACATATCAGTGGTGATAGAAATTGGAGACATATCAACATTGATAAATATCCACATATCAGTGTTGATAAATATCCAAGACATATCAGTGGTGATAGAAATTGGAGTTCTATCAGTGTTGATAAATATCCAAGACGTATCAGTGTTGATGGGAATCTGAGTCATATCAGTGTTGATAGAAATTGGAGTCATATCAGTGGTGAT